GAACTTTTTTCCATGGATTTTCCTTGTCATCCTCAAATTTGACAGGGATGGACTCGACAGCGCCCTGTTGCCGCATCTCAAAATATGCTTTCAAAGCATAAAATGCTGCAACTGCGATTGTACCGCCCAATGCGGCTCCCAAAATCCAAGATTTCTTCTCTCTCAGATAATCGCAAAAGGATTTGCATCCAATGCGCGCGTCATAAAAAACGCGCGAAATCTTCCTCTCAATATACCAATCTGCCACTATTTCAGGCAAACTTGGTTCGATTGGTCGATTAGCAATGGATGCACGCACGCTCTCCAACAGCTTAGGATCATATGTGTCAAAATCACCCAAAGGCTCAAACAAGCATTGATTGTCCATGCATTTCGCACAATATGGACATTCCTTTGCAGGAAAACAATGCTCGCACAACGGTTGATCATACATGTCTTCAACAACTTTCACAAAATTCTTTTGCTTTTGAAAGTGTTTCATAGACATGTCCTTCAAAATTTCCACAACTTCAAAAATTGAAGCATCTTCTTTCAAAGTGGTAAATCTGTAGGTGTCTTTTTCCGTTCCTGGCCTTCTGACAATTTCAACGAATTCCACATCAATCAACCATGCATCGGGCATGAATTGCCCTGGTTTGATCTTCGACGAATCCAAAACATGTGTCCTTTTGTCAATGAAGGAGTCACGCAAGCGGACATCCAAAACTACTTCAAATCGTCGTAGAATGGATGCTGGTTCCGCTGAAAACGTGTGCGCGTGCAAGTGCTTCACATTGGTGGTTACCGTAACGAACTTAGGTTGGATCATCACATTTCCTTTCAATTCCGCTTCCGCCTTAATGGCAGCTTTCGGAACATTGTTAAGGAAAGTGATAACCTGCTCGCAAGGCGATCGTTCATAGTGTTCTGGTCTTGTATTACCAAAATCATCCAATGTGACAGCGGTGTGTGAGGCTTGATATTCTGACATGTATTTATCAGCCTCGTTCAAAGTGACAAAAGCCTCCTTCGAACTGTTGAACCCATTTGCTGCAGACAAAGTCTTTAGCAAAATGGAGTTCACTGAGGTTTTTCCAACCCCGGAACCGCCATGAATCAGGATGCCAAAAGGCTTTTCCCGAATGCACGACTGTTTTTGGCACAAAATCAATTGTGTTCTCACCTTAGACAACTGAACCATTTTATTGGACAGAATTGTCTTGGCTTGTGGATGTCTTTCCATTTTGAAAAGACCCGTGATTTTGGCCAAAAGAGCACTAACACGAGAATCATACTCATGTTCGTCAGCAATACGTTCGTCGTAATTTGCCAACTCGTGCAGTCTACCAGTCTCCAAAAGAGGCATGGCAGACATG